TGCAACGCTTTAGCTGTGTTAGACAAACTTGTATTGAGATTTGATACATCACTCTTTAAATTCGTAGCTTTTGTGTCAACTTCGCTAACTGCGTTTTGCAAGTCTGTTTTGGATTTAGACAAATCGTTAGCTACAGTTGTGAGTTGTTGTTTAGCTTCACTCGCTGACGTCTTAGCAGCATTTGCAGTTGACGTTGTGGTAGTTAAATCAGTTTTGACTTTGGCTAAGTCAGATTTTAAACTGTTAGCAGCTGTATTCGCTTGTTCTGCGACTTCTGCTGTTGCCTGGTTGATTTCATCAGCGTAGGCTTTAGCATTTGATTCTGCCTGTGTTTTAGCTGTGTCAATCTGTGTTTTAATTTCAGATTTTGAAGTTGCAAGTTTTTCCGTAATAGTCGCTTCGAATTCTTCACGATTTGGAACGTCTTTTAGTTCATCAGCAATCTGTTCTTTGAATGCTTCAACATCATTAACGATGGGTAGCTCTTCCCAATCTGCTCCAGTCCAGTAATACATTTTCGTTGTGTCGCCGACTGTCAAATAAAGTGAGTCACCTTTATGTAATGTACCTTTTGGCTCATCTTTTGGAAATTCATTACCAAAATAAACAGTACTTTTACCATCTGCAGAAACTAGCGCTTTATTAGCCATTTCTACAGCTTTACCGACTGAATCTGACGCATTTTGAGCTTGTTCTTTAGTTAAGTTGTAACTTGCTGATAATTTCTTGACTACACCAATGTCATTACAAGTCACTTCATGTTTAACCAACTGACCAGATACATCATATTCACTAGTAAATGAAACAATCCTAATTTTTTCTTGAAAATCTAATGTTTCATTGATAGCCATGATGTAATCACCTGCTCTAGGTTGTGTATAGTCATAACCAGCACGAGTTAAATCTTCCATGTCAAGAGTAATCGAGATGCTGTAAGAATTATCAACGTTAGCTTTCAAAGCAGCAGCCATGTTGTCTGCTTGTGTATAACGTTCATCAACTAAAGGTTCAGCTTCAAGTTTTCCGTATACGCTAGCCAATGGACTAGTGTATTCAGTAACTAAACGCCCCTTTGAGTGGTCATTCTCATCAATCCACGCACCAAAACCTTTTTGATAAGTAACAAAATCACCAATGTTTTTTTCAATACCAAGTTCATTCATGTTGAAGTTCTTGCGAACTACCGTTGATAGGTCTGTTCCAGTTTTTTCTAAGATACGGACCACTTTGCCATTAACCTGGAATTCAACGCCAGATGAAGTGATGACATCGTTAAAAAGTTTTAGACGGCTCTTATAACCAAATGATTGTTTTTCAAAAGCATAGACTTTCAAAAGTGGGTCAATTGTATACGTGTAATCACTGCCAGTGAATATGAAATCAAGGTAAGTCAAGAACGTATGCGAACCATCATTTAATTGTTCATGCACTGATGACTTATCAAAGTCCCAAAAAAATTGATGAACAGCGTCAAAAGTAACATGCGTACCTTTACCATCATCAATTGGCTTTGCGTAAGTTACTACATAAAACTCATCATCAAAACGTAAACGCCAGCCACGTTCGATATTTGTTAGGACATAATCGCCTGATTCAATTTCACCAGTCAGTGAGCGTTCACCGTTAACAGCATTTGTAACTTTAATAGTGGCAAGTGCACCATGCTCAACATCTCTTTCATCTAAAAATGTAATCAAACTATCACCTCCTATTTATATAGTTCTTTAAAGTTTAAAATTTTTATTGTGCCCTTAAAGTCAGTTTTGTAACTAACCTTTTTTGTTGGACTAGGTTTAATAACAAAGTACGCATAATTAGTACGTGCATTAACATTTTCTAAATTCTTTGTTGTTTCAATGCCAGAAATTTTAAAAATATCACCTGCAGAAATATTGCCTGATTGTGAGTAAGTAAAACGATTATCTCCAATTTCAAGATAAAAGTTTGATTGATTACCTGTTGCTGTTAATTCAACGACAAACGGAACTTCTAACTGCGATAACTTAGCAGTTCCAGCATAAGCAATCTGGTTGTTAGCTAGCGTTACTGTCTTCGGCATTGTTTCACCATATGGCAATTCAGCAGTAATAAAACTAATTGAAAAATCATATTTTAATCCTTGACCATAATTGCCAACAAAAGTGAAATCAGCTTCGCCTTCTGCAGTGACTTTCCAACGATAATGCCAAGCCGTGTGTGGTTGATTTACAAAATCTAAATCCCCAGCCGTTTGACCCGGGACTTGATAATTGTAAAAATCAGAATTGGTTGGGTACATTTTAGTGATATAAAAAGGCTCGTCATCTAGTAACAAGCCAAATACATCATCTTTTAGACTCAAGAACTCTTGGACATTCGCAACAGCTACACGTCCAGTCACTTTAATGACTTTAGCATTAAATGTTGCACCACCAAATACTGTACCGTTACGACCAGTGACAGAACGCTTATCAAGAGAGATTCCAGGTGCGCTGTCGTCAATATTAATATTATAAAAGCCGTAGTCAGACAGCTTGACTGATGCCGTTCCTTTCGTAATTAATAAATCCATATTTCACCTTTCTAATAATTAAAATAATCATTTTTAGTATCTTCTCTCGCTTCGCGTTCTTTTACTGTTGTATAAATCTTGTCGCCAATCAATTCATTATGGATATCAAAGACCGGTTGTGACAATTCACTGTTTTTCACTTCGTCTGACAAGCTATCAAGTGAAGATGATAAACCAGATGTGCTAACGCTGCCAGCAATTGCCATAGTGCCGTTGACACCCCAGCTTTGGTCTGTAACAGCTAACGCATATTCTTTGCTGATGTCGTTGATTCTACCTATCCAGTCAGACATGCCAATAGCGAAGCCTTCGCCAGTATAGCCACCGAGTGATTTCATCACACGAGATGGTGAGTGAATATCTAATGCTCTACGAATTGTTGCTGTTACTCGTGCTGCAATTCCAGCTGCAACAGCATAGATATAGCCTGCTGAGCCTGCAAGACCACTTGCAAAACCAGCACCAGCATAATAACCAGCCGATTGCATACCACCAGCCGTGCTATACATGATTGATACCATGTGACTACCTGCGCTACTTGCTACTGCAACAGCACCATTCATACCATTTTGAACAGCTGAACGGACACCATTCATACCAGATTGTGCAGCACTTTTCGCTTTATTAAATGAATTAGTAAATGTAGAATTCATCTTATTTCCGGAAGATTGAACACTGCTAGTCACTTTGTTCATACCACTTTTAACTGCATTTGCAATGCCATTCATTGATGATGTTGCAGATGACTTAGCCTTATTGAAGTTGTTAGTGATGTTTGACGCCATTTGTGATGATGCTGAGTTAGCAGATGAAGCGGCTGAATTAAGCTCAGATGTGATATTGCTTGATAATCCACTAGCTGAACCACTTGCGTTAGCTTGCATTGATGCCATGTTTGCACTAACACCGCTATTCATAACAGCTGCTGAATTGTTTGCATTTGCTTGTGCATTTTGCATATTACTTGATACACCAGCTGATAAATTCAATGCTTGATTGACAGCACAAAGGTTCATGCTTGATGCTGCTGTATTAACACCGTTTGCCATAGCTTGCGCTTGAGTTGTTGCATTAGTACTTGCTGTAGTCATTCCATTAGCAACGCCATTTGCCATATTATTAACATCATTGATTGTCTGGAAGCTCATTTCACCACTCATGCGGTTAACTTCACTCTTCATATTTTGAGCATTAGTTGTTGCATTAGTACTTGCTTGTGCTGTACCAGCATTAATACCGTTTGCCATAGCAATTGAATCATTAAGTGCTTGAACACTCATGATACCAGTCTGCGCATTGACGTTTGACGCCATTTGAGTTGCGTTGCTAGTCGCATTCAAATTGGCAAGACCAGTATTCTGACTAATACTATTTAGCGTTGCCATTGTATCAGCGCTAGTCTGTGCACTCATTTGGCCTGTTCCTGCAGCAATTGCATTAGTCATTTGAGTGACATCGCTGCTAACTTTCGCAGTAGTTTCAGAACTTTTACCAGTGATTGTGTCCCACAACGAACCAAAGCCGCTTTTAATACCGTCCCAAACACCTTTCAAAGCGTTAGGGATAGCTTCAAGCATTGCTTGACCAAGCCCCATGATTAATTGAGCACCTGCTGCAAGAATCTGTGGGATATTTTGGATAATTGTTACTGCTAATTGACCAACAAGTTGAATGCCTGCAGCAATAATTTGCGGTAAGTTTTGTGTAATTCCTTGAATCAATGATTGAATGATTTGAACAGCTGACTGTACAATCTGTGGTAAGTTCTGAAGAATACCTTGTACCAACATTACAATGATTTGAATACCACCTTGTAAAATTTGTGGTAAATAACTAGTTAAGCCTGTGATGAATCCAGTAATAACCTGCGTAGCGATTGAAATGATTGTTGGCAAATTCTGGATAATTCCCTGAACTAAGTTAGTGATAATCTCAATACCCTTAGAAATGATGTTTGGCATGTTAGCAGATAAACTTTGACCAAAATTATCAACAATCTGTTGCGCATATTGTAAAAGCAAAGGTAAATTTTGAACCAAACCATTGACGACATTTGCAATAAAGTCCATACCTACAGACAATAGTTGTGGTAATGCACTAGCAATCGAACTAACAAATGTACCAATCACTTGAATAGCTGACGCAATCAAACTACCTGCATTAGCACCTACACCTTGAACAAGACTAGAAATCAGTTGAACACCAGCTTGTACAAGCACTGGGAACATGACAGTAAATGCATTAGCGAATTTAGCGATTAAATCAGCACCACTAGCAATCAATGCTGGAATTTGACTAGTAATTCCGTTTACCAAGTTCGTGATGATTTGTGGTCCTTTAGTGGTAACTGTAGCTAGTAACTGGTCAATCTGTGCGCCAAATTGGCTATTAATCAAACCAAGACCAGCAACGACTAAACCAAGAATTGCTGCAGGGCCAATTGAAGCAAGTGCTAATTTGGCAATACTTCCCATTGTCGAAGTCATTCCACCTAACACAGATAGACCAGTACTTGCTGCATTTGCAAATGCACCTGATAAGCCATTCATTTTACCAGCTAAAACACCAATTAATCCACCTGCGTTGGTGAAAGCATTGCTTATGATAGAACTAAATGAATTCGCTTTTTTTCCGATGATCCCTAATCCAGTACCAAGTAGTCCTAAATCTGTCAAAGCAGGACCAAAAGCAAATGCACCAACTAATCCTGCAATGGCAGGTGTTAGATTACTTACAGCATCCTGTGCTTTAGACATTTGGTCAGCTGTTAACTTAGTACCATTCAAAATATGGTCAAGAGCTGGTTCTAAAGCTGTTAGTGAATCTAAGAATTTTTGCAATCCAGCTGATTCACTAAATTTGCTAACTAACTTATCTAACCACTGAACTAAATCTGTCAAAATTGGTAAAACCGCTGTCCCAATTTTAATTTGTAATGTTTCAAATGAACCACTAAGATATTCAACAGCACCTTTTAAGTTATTAAGTTTTTCTTTAGCGACATCCGCTGCAGTTACCTTACTAATTGCAGCTTGCATGGCATCTGCACCAGCAGCACCCTCTTTCATAGCAATGTTAGCAGCACGAATGGCGTCAGTACCAAACATTGTCTTAAGAGCGTTCTGTTGTTGCTCAGCAGTCAAACCTTTCAAGCTATCTTGTAATATTTGTGAGATTTCACTAAATGACTTAAGCTTACCTTCTGCTGTATAGAATTGATTGGCTCCATCAGCAGTAATAATGCCCAATTGTTGCATTTGAGCTGCCGCTTTATCGGTTTGTGGCGACAAATTCAAAAGCATTGTTTTAAGAGATGTACCTGCATCAGAACCTTTAAGACCGTTTTGAGCAAATACGGCAAGAGCGTTAGTTGTATCATTAAATGACATACCAACACCAGAGGCAACCGCCGCAACGGCAGAAAGTCCGTATTTCAATTCGTGGACATCTGTTGCTGAAGCATTCGCTGCACCCGCTAACTGGTTAGCTGCATCGGTAACACTTAAATTATCAGATTTAAAGGCGTTAAGCGCTGTTGAAGCCACTTCCGCTGCTTCTGTCAAACTAAGTTCACCAGCAGTGGCTAAGTTAAGAGCACCAGTCAAACCACCATTTAAAATAGAGGCTGTATCAACCCCTGCTTTACTCAACTCAGCGATAGCGTCTGCTGCTTCACTGGCTGAAAATGCAGTATCCGCACCAGCTTTTTGAGCAGCAGCATTGAATTGCTTCATTGTTTCAGAACTAGCACCAGTAATAGCCTTGATGTTGCTCATTTTTTCTTCGAATTCTGCTGCTTTTGAAACTGAACCAACAACCGCAGCCTTAAACCCTTGGAAAACTGCAAATGCCGCACCAAGAGCTGTAACTGTCAAAGTAGTTTTAGTAATACTATTTCCCAGCTCTCCCATTTTTGAACTAATACCATTTAGTGCAGTAGTAGCCTTACTAGACAAATTTGAAAAGCCAGAACCAAGCGAACTAGCCATTTTAGTCGCAACACTTGCAGCTTTACTACTTAAGCTAGTAAGACTACTTCCTACTTTCCCAACAAAAGAATTACTGATTGTATTTGAAGCACTGTTTACTTTTGAACTAATCGTGCTAAATGCTGAGCTAACCTTGCTAGTCGCCGATGTAGCAAAGCTAGAAACTGAGCTAGTTGCTTTTGTAAAAGCGTTTTGAATAGGCTGAGGGATTTTATTAGCTATTGAGTTGACACCACTCTGTATAGCTGTTAAAGCGGTATTAAACCCATTTTTTATGGGCTGAGGAATCTTTTCGCCAATTGATGAAGCTATACGCTGAATTTCGCCAATAGACAGATTTAAGCCTGTGCTAAATGCTGTTCCTAAACGTTTACCAAGTGATTCGCCATTGTTTGCCAACTGTGCCATAATTTGACCAACACGTTGAACTAAACGATTAGAATTATTCACAGCTGCATCCTGTGCTTTCTCAAAAGCACGCTGTGTTGCAGCTGTAATCTTATTCATTGCCGCTTGATAATCAGCAATATCAGCACCGACATAGGCATAAATTGAGCCATCAAATTCTGCCATATAACTCCCCCTTTCTGTGTTATCTGTTCATGAAATGGTCATTGACTTTTTGCAGACGTTCAACAAGAGCAAGACTACTATTAGTCGTTTGCTTATTGTTATTTGCATGAAAGGCTTGTTTAACTTTATTTCTGTCTTTTTTCTTGCTAAGTTTATTTGCACTAGCACGTTTAGCATTCATAGTGTAGCGCATTTCCATAGCAAGCTCTGATAGATTTTCGCGAAAATCAATCTGTCTGTAATGAAGCCCCTCTAAAATTGCGTCAAGTTCCCATTTGTTGCAAGAGTAGATTGTTTCTAAGTCTGTTAAACCAAGACGTGCACATTCAGTTAAGATAGTGCACTTTTCATCTTGCCAATAAGTTTTTCGGTAATTTCGACTTGAAGCGCTTCGCTGTCCTCTTGCGCTTTCATGTATTCTACTGCTGTTTCCAAGTTTTCGATATATTTCAAAATCTTGTTCTTGAAAAAACCAGAGTCAACCATTTCTTGTTGAATTTCTTCAAACAAGCTTTCCGTGTCATCAGCGTCATTATCCACTAGCCAGGTTTCAATCGCTGTGATAGCGTCATCTTCTGAAATAGCTTTACTAAACGCTTTGTTAGCTGACAAAAGAATTAAATCAACAAGTCCCTCATCATTACGATTTAGAATGTTGTTAAACAATGTACCGACACCGTCGTTGTTACTTGCACCAGTGTCTTTATTTTTAGTGGCAAGTTGTTTGTCAACTTTGAACATTGTGCGGTAATCAAACTTAATTTCAATGATTTTATTTTTAACTTTAAATTCCATAAAGTGAGTTATCTCCTAACTAAAAAATAAAGGCTGGATTTAATATCCAACCTTTGACGTGTTATTCGCTTGTTTTGATGTTATCGTAATCGCCAGTTGTTTCACCTGGGTTTTGATAGTTATAAACCTCATCAAGCAATGCAATTTCTTCGGCAGTCAATGGAAATTTACCATTTTTCAGCTTACCGACAATACTTGCTGTGTAGCTAGTTTCGATAATATCTTCAATACCTTCATTATATTCAATATCACCAATCTTAGCATAGCCAAATTTGGCAGGATAAAAATCTTTTTTAGGTTCACCATCTTGTGTTTTCAATGTTTCATCAACAAGCACACGCCAAATTTTGACTGATTCACCAGTGTCATTCGCTTGTTCAAGCACATCAACTGATGGGTCCTTCGGTGCAAATTTAGTCGTCAACTCAATTTCGTGGCTGGTACTTGTTTTATCAAGTAAAAGCCCTTGTTGTGTTTGTTCGTCTGAATATTCAGCACCAAGTGTCAAACTGCCGTCTGTACGATAAGCTGGCAAGATAGCATTGCTGCCAAGTGCAGCATGAATAGACTGAATGAAATAAAAGACTTTTTTACCTGCTAACGGCTTAGCAGTTGTTACTGTAATTTGTCCTGTCATGTAGTAACTTCTCCTTTAATTAATAAATAGTATCAGATACAGTAATAGAGACGTGGTATACTTCACGTCCTATGCTATCATCTGGAATGATATTAGCTGTTGCATTTCTACGCCCAATCGCTCTTAAAGCTTTTGCTTTAACTTCTTCAGCATCAGTCCTGCTTGAGCCATCTAAAAAGATGTCAATATTTACCGTAATATCTTCAATAACAGCCCCTGTTTGCGCTGTTCGTGAAGTATCCGATGAATTAGACCCAATCACAACAAACGGCTCTAGAACGTCTGAATTGGGCAATTTAAAATAGATTGGAATAGCTAACACTTCCAATCTATCGTGTAGTTCTTTTAAAAATAAAGTTGATGGTGAATAAGTCGTCATATATCACCTATCTTTCGTATAATTTGCGTAAATTGCTGATTAATTTTGGTCGTTCAGCATCAAGTGCTGGTTTCAAGTACGGTTGTGCTCGCATTTTACGGGTTCCTTTTTCCACATATATTGCATAATGTTGCGGTGCAGTAACTTTATAAGTTAGATTGCCTGCTTTTGCTGAAAAAATTGAATTTTTCAGTGCACCAGTATCAACTGGCGCTTTTACCTTAGCCATGCGTTCAATACGTTTTCTAGATAATTCTAACTGTCTATCAGTCGCAATACGAGCTTGTTTGCTTTTAATAGCAAGCTGCCTAACCAGGCGATCTAAACCTTTGACCTTAAAAGATACGCTCATAAATAAATCACCGTGTGATTATTGTGATGAATCTTGCCAGCAATCATTAACGTCTTACCGTGATATTTTACTGTTTCAAATCCATCATAATGACCTTTTAAATATAACTTGAAGTTATCAAGACTGTACTTACCAAAAACTGCCATTTGTTCTTCAATGGTTAGTCCACCACGAAAACATGGTATCGGTTGGCTTTCTTTTTTGATAACCTTATCACCTAAAAAATCAGCTTCGGTCGTTTCGGTGATTAGAATAACTCTGTCAGCATATCTCATAAGATAAACACCCGTCCTGGTCGTGACTGCCCAGACTGTCCAAAAGCTTTTTGTAACATGTCATCATAGGGCAGAAACTCGTTCTTGTTTTCATAATAGGAAACTGAATGTCCTTCCACACTTTCTGACTGTGCCCCTTCTGAACCACGTCTATTAAATCGCTTGATAACACAATCCTCAAAGATAAAAGAATAGGCGTCGTCAATGTCAGACACGCCATATTCTGCTTTAAAATGTTTTACCACTCGGTCTAACAGCATTTTTAACAAACCGTCCTGTAATTTATCAGTAATTTCTAAATCCAATTTAACATTTTGGATAATTTTAGTTTCATCAAGTGGTGTCAGCGTCATTGAACACCTCCTGTTTATTATTTAGTGGCTTTCTTTGTAGCTGCTTTCTTCAAGAAACCAGCTTTTGTAAGTTCAGCAACACGGGAACCGTCGTAATCGTCACCGATTACATAGACAATCTGTGTTTCTTTGTCTCGAAAACCTGCAATTACTTTAGCCATTAACTACCTCCCGATTAAACTTCTGGTGTAGTGCTAAGCATATAAGCTTCGTCAATGTTTTCAAATGATGGTAAAGCTATCATAGATACTTTAGTTTTAACATTGACTGGATCATCAAGCTTCTTAGTTGTGATTGCAATACCAGTATCAACAATAGACACTTCAACAGCGTTGTTACCACCCATCAAATCTGATTCTTCAGGCGTTGTACCAAACATTGTTTTACCAAGTGCCGCATTTGGTGCAAAAGTGACTTTATCATCTGGGAAATATTTTTTGATTTTACCATCAGCATCTTTGTAAGTACCTGATTTAACAACAATAGTCAAACCATAATTATCTTGGATATAGTCTTTCAATTCTTGGCTAGTAACTCCTGCTCCTGTTGGTGCAAGCGGTTTAATCAATGTTGTTGTAGATTTAGCGTTTTTAAGTTGCGCAAATGTCTTAGCACTCATGTAAGCTACTTCCGCCTTGTTACCAAGCTCTTCAATCGCTGTAATAGCTGTGTCAATATCCTTGAGCGGTGTAGCTGTATCTGCATCTGACCACGCTGTTTTGACTTTCCCTTTATGGTCATCAGCTACACCATAATCAAAATCAAGAGCAACACCGTTTGAGATAACAGCAATCTTACCAGTCGCAAGTACTGACATACGCATAGCTTCTAATTGAGCATGAGCACCAGAAAGTAACGTTGTTGCATCATCAAACAGACCAGCTGTAATTGTATCAATCAATGTTTGATTACCAGTTTGAGCAATAAGGTTCAATTGTTGTCGGTCAGCTTCTTTCACGAGCATAGCTTCTTTGAAGAACGGCATTTCTTTATCAACCAATTCAACAGCCATACGTTCACGAAGTGTTGCTTTTGTATCAAAAGCAGACGGTTTCAATACGACCGGACGACCAGACGCACCTTTGACGTAAGATAATTTCAGTCCAAGTTGTTTTTGAGCAGGGAACACTTTTTCACCGATTGTAGAATCAACTGCTTGTTGACTAGCATTCCAGTAACCAGACACATTCCCCGCTGTCATAACATCATAAATTAAAGGCATAAATTAAGCTCCTTTCACAAACTGGATATGTTTCAAAGCAGTTTTAGCACCTTCAGGTACTGTACCGCCATTGACTTTGTCTTCTCGCAAAGTACCGCGATAGACAAGACTTGCAACTGCATCGTCTTCTGTAACATCAACATCATAAAGCAAAACGCCGTCTGGTGTTTCTGCATTAGCTTTTACTTTTTTAGTACGGTTATCAAAGATTGAAGCACCATCACCAGCTACTAACGTACCAGCTTTTAAAATTGTACGTGCATTTTCTGTAACTGTTCCTGTTGTTGACTTGTCAACAGTAACTGAAATCGCTTCGTAAGGTAAATTATGAAGAATTTCAGCATTTCCAAATAATTTCTTAGTTGGCATATAAGCTCTCCTTTAAAATAGTTTCTCACCAGTTTTAATTGAATTTTTGGCAAGACTTGCACCATAATTCGTTTGTGAAGCACCATTACCACCTGCATTAGGTGCTGGCTGACGTAATGATACTTTGACTTTAGCGTTAACAGCGTCGTTAAAGGCTTTTTCAAATTTGCTGACTTGTTCAAGTGCTTGTTCGGCATCACCAACGGCTAATAATTCGGCAAAACCAGCTGGTAACCCTTTTGAAACAAGGTCCTTTTCAACTTGAACGACTAATTTTTCATGTTCAAATTGTGCTTTTTCTTGTTCAAAAGCTGACTTACTATCTTCGAATTCACGTTTGGCACGCTCAGCAGCCGATAAATTAGCATAATCTTTTTCTTTTTCAAGAGCTTCAGCAATACGTTGTTCAATACGCTCTTGCTCACCTTTTTTGTAATTTTCTAAAGCTTTTTGCACAGCTTTATTCGTAAGACTATCTAATTCTGACTGTGATTGCGGACCTTTGAACTCTTGACCGTTATCATTACCGTTATTATTGCTTTCGTTGCCCTCTGTGCCTGCACCGCCGTTGTCGTCAGCACCAGCTTCGCTACCATCAGCAAAAAGTTGTAAGTTACGCATGTTAAGTGCTAAAAGTTCTTTTTTCATTTTTGTTCCTCCCATGCTAGTCCTATCTTGCTAGATACTTCCAAACGTTCTTAAAGCCACGAAAACGGACGTCTCACGTTTTCTAGTCTTGTCCGAATGTAATTCCCATATCTAACGCAATAAGCCACGCTAGTAAGTTATTATTTGGCTTATTTAATGACTAGCCACGTCAACAGAAGATGTAGGATTCGAACCCACGCACGCTTTTACACGCCTAGCAAGGTAGCAACCTGCCCTCTTAACCACTTGAGTAATCTTCCACAAAAAGAACCATTCGGAAACTCCGAACAGTTCAGCCAAGTTATTTTTTCAATTCCTTAATAAAACTTTTTACTGCAATAGCAATGAAGCCACAAATAATCACTAAAACTAACAAACCTAGTGCGTTTAAAATTAACTACCAAATAAACATATCTTCTCCTTTTTGGGTACAAAAAAAGCGCCTAGATTATAACTCTAAGCGCAAATAGTAATAAGATAGGCGGGACTGTCGAGGCTCCCGCATTTCTGACCCGCTAGCTAAGCGGCGTGTTGGTGACAGATTCTCAACCTCTATCTTTTCTCACCTATATTATACTATTCTTTGCCTTTTTCGTAAAGTATTACATTGTTTTTTCTATTCTTCTTCTCTTGCCTAATACCTACTTTATTGAAATGAATCATCATCATTTCATCACGAGGAATAATAACTGCTTCCATAACTAAACGGTCTTTGTTAGGTATTTTAGTATAAAGAAGAAGTGAACCTTCCACCCTTGAAGAATTATCAAGAGCTAAATAAGTTTTTTTAATTACATCTTCAATCAATTTAAATTCATCTAAAGTATACTGTTGACCATGAGAATGCAAAGATGAAGATAAACTATTGCCGTCTATATAAACATTATTAAATGCCGCATATCGACTAATTTTAGACGATAAAACGCCTATATCATACCTATCTTGCAACTTATTTCTTATTTGTTCTCTATCTACCACGCCATGAGAAACTTCATCCCAAATCTTTGATACATCTTCAAATAAGCTATCTACATTTGCTTTTCCAATATTTCTTAACGATTGTTCGTCTAACTCATCTTCATCAGGAATAACAGCAGAACGGCAATTATAGTGGAAAGGCGGTGCAGTGACACCAGTTTCAAACTCATCAATTCTGTAACGCTTATCTTCACTGTGGATTCTCTTACAAATCTGTGATGTCCTATTGTCCATCTGTACAGATATGCGATAGAATTCCAAACCAGACTCTTCATAACGTTTGATAGCTGAACGATTGACAATCGCTGTGCCATCAGTCCTAATAAGTGTTTGCGCTCGCGAACGTGCTACATTGTACTTCTTAGCAAGTTCCCCAGCCATGCTACGAACATCATCACCACGAATAAAACCACGCTTCAGAACGTCTCTTAAATCCCTGGCTAAATCATCTGTATTGCCCCAAACTTGCTGCGAATAGTTCCGACCATTGAAAGGCGTATTGATAAGTTCTTTTAATGCTGGTTCATTCAATGCGCCACTATTACCACCCATAGCTTTCTTATAAGCGTACTTAGCAGTTGACTTCAAATAGTTTTCAAACGACCTCTCAATAATGCCTTGCATAACACCAATTTTATAAGTCATTTCAAGGTTTAATGCGTCGAATCGTGTTACTTTTGAACCAGCATATTGTTCATTAAGTCGTTTTAGCAAATCTGGGTTATTTTTGGCCTGCTCACGATACTTCTTAGCGTTCGCTTGATAATCTGATAGGTCGACACCTCTAAGGCGTTGTAGAGCGTCAGAATAGCTCATTTTGTTATCATCAGCATATTTCGTTACAAACGCAAATAAATCACGTTGAATTTGCGCTGACTCGTCTGCGTAAATCTTTTGCAATTTAGCAAACATATCAATGTCTGTACCGTCAACATAGTGCATAATGTCATCACTACGCTTTGACCAGTAATCATTGTGCTTCTTGCTCATCAGCGGTCACCTCACCAATTCGTGGTTCTGGTTCTTGTGGTTCTTCGGAGTTCAAACGTTCCATTTCAATTTTAGCATCAACACCAGTCGCCGTTTGAAGCATATCAAAAATAGTTTCATCACTAACCATGCCATACAGATTCTTAGCATTTGTGACAATGTTTGCTGTGTCTGCAGGTAAGTTCGGCGTAAATGTAATGATTAATTTAGACACGTCAAAATCTGTCATTTCACGAGCAACTTTACCAATGTTAGCCACTAGACGATAACGACGTTTAAGAGACCTTTCAAACAAAGCTTGCATATCAACACGTTCCTGGTCAAGACCAAATACTTTCCATTTCATAGCTTCACCAGACTGAACACCAGCAAAATTATCGTCGGTCATATCTGGTGTGTTAGTGAACTTATGGATGTCATTAACAACACGTTTCTTGTAAGCCTCTGTACCGTTAACATCATATTGCTTGTACAAATACTTAGCATCAACTGTTCCTTCGTTGCCCTCTTGGTCAATAGGTGGCTCTAAGTTTAACAAACGAGCTTTACGCATTTTACGCATGTACTCAATCTGCTTCGCTGCTGTGTCACAGTCTGCTGGGAAATTAACACGACCTATGATAGCCAAAATAGCGTCTGATAAGTCCTGCATATAGTTAGCTGTATCAGATTGAGAAGCGTCGTACAAGTCAATCAATGACAGCTCTGTCTCATAATCACCTAACCCGTTTGAATTATTCATATATTCCGTAATTGGAACTAACTCAAACGCATGTGTGGTTCTGCTGATTTCATTAAGCGTACCGTCATATTCAAACGTCATAATGTCACTTGGCGTGTAGACTTCAACAATTTTTTTCTTGTCATCAAACGGATTAGCTTGATAGTAACGTACACCAGCGACACTGTGCATCTCCAGAGTGTCGTCATAAATGACAAATGTCCCTAACGGATCTAGCTTAACTGCTCGTGTCGTATCATCTTGTGCGCGATAAACCAAGTCATAAGCACGACCGGTCTTAGACAAATCAAGTACTAGTGAACGGTTTAGCTGGTGGAAATCATTTTGCTTAGCTAATTCGTCCAATTGTTCCTGATAATTGTCGTCCTCATAAGAAACCTGAATAGGATTGCCAACCAAATACCCTTGTTTGAATACAGCAATTGCACGTCCAAAATTATGAATGGCACGAGTGTCTGCCATGTCATCATCACGACGCCGACCAGCTTTGCTGATATCGTGATTATTTCCCTCAGCGTAGTCAAGCAGTTCTTGAATACGTGGTTTCTGTATTGTTTCGTGGTGATGTAGTATTTCCTTAAGTAAGCGATAGTCATCAGCAAATAACGTGTCTAAATCATGAACACTGTACCTCATACGCGCTTCACGATGAAAACGTAGCTCAAGAGTCTTGTTCTTCCCTGTGCTATCTACAAAAGTCTCTCTATATGTCATAATATCCTTTCATTACAAACCAAAACCAGCCCGAAGCGTATCGAACTGGTTAGAATTATTCTGCCTTTCACCAATCATTTTGATGTATGGAATAAAGCCATACTGACAAGCATTGATGGTGTGGTCGTTTCTATCCTCTGGCTCATCCTTGCCTTCTTTCCAGCTGTAGACATCTAATTCATGTAAATGATTTTCACAGTCATCAACGACAAAGTAGTAACCTTGTTTCATCCAGCTAGCCATTAAATTAATACGGTCAATGATTTTGACTTTCTTGTTCGCATTCATGAACTCGTATAGCAGACCATATTTATTAGCGTATTTCCTCAATTCCATAATTGTTGCTTGGTCTGCGTTATCAACGTAAATCCTACGTGCAAAGCCCCAATCGTCCTTACAATCATCTAGAAACTTATGCAATAGCTCGACTGTATCTGACGGCGCTATCTTATCACCGCTCAAATCTTTATTGTTGTAAACTCGTTCGGCAAGTGTTACTAGCTTACCGTCTCGCGTAATACCTTGGAAAATAAAAGCGATTGTGTCGTTTGACTGTTCAGAATAAGACGTATCAACACCACACGAAAACTGCGCATAGCTAAACGATTTAGCTTGCTTACGTGTAATGACATTGCGCTGTCTCTCGAACATAGAGAAAATAAGACCTTCCGACCGACCACGAAGCCCTAAGATTTTATTTTTGTAAATCTTAGTCCCAGGGGCTACTGTATTGATAATCTGTTGTTTTTTATCCTCTGGCAGTCCTGCGTTATGGTCGAAATTAAAAAACCAGTACGTCCATTCTGGCTGCGCTGGTTGTTTGTCTAATTCTTCTTGAATTTCCTTTGGCGTATCTTGTTCATATTCTGGCAAGGCACGAAAACGATTGATGTATTGCTCATAAATCGGTAATGTTGGGTCGTCTGGGTTCATGGTGCACATCCAATAGTCACAGCGCATAGTTGATTCTTGAACAAAGTCTGTATCAGCCGTGTTGATTTCGTCAATATAACCACAGCCAAATTGCGAACCAAGTGCCTTTTTCCATTTGGTTTTATCTTCGTACCCAAGAACGAAAACAATCTTATCGTTCTCTGGTTTGTTATCGACGTGATAAACCAAATGTGGAATTTTATAATCAAGACTACCATTCCCACGATAATCGACCAACTCTCCGAAAATATCAACTATCCCCAAATCAGAATTAATAATGTTCTTTTCCGCGTCACCAATTGATTTTGAAGCAATAAAGTGTAACTTTTTAGATGACTTAGCGACTTTTAACATGAATTTAAAAGCACCAACCGTTGTCTTTCCAGCAGCTGTTGTTCCTTCAAGAGCTTCGGCTTTAGCATTGTGTCGCAAGAACGCTTTATATTTATCAGATAGAATCATGTTGCTCATGAGCTATCATCTTCTAACTGTGCCAAAATACCGTCAAGTTTGTTTGTTGTGACGTTGGCTTCGAGTTTAATCTCTTTAGGCAGTGGATAACGTTTCATAATTTCGTTTGCTGCACGAATAACAGCTGATGTGTCGGGCCTTTTGGTCGTTTTAACAAACATACCAGTTTCTTTATTTAATTCAACAACTTCTTCTTCACGTTCACCACGTAAGACCGAAGTCAAAACTTGCATGACTTCTTCTTGATTAGCTATTTTTTCTGATTGGATTTCAGATAAGCGTTCATCAATGTAAGATTTTATGTCAGGTTTTGTCAAGTTTTCTTGACCAATTGCCCTAGCTGACCTTGTAGCGTAACCCGCTTTAACAGCTGCATCCGTTGCATTTCCAGAGATGATGTACTCATCTGCAAAACGTTGTTGTTTTAAAGTTAATTTAGTGATTTTCCATCACCTCCAATCTAAAATAAAAAGCCACACAAACGTGTGACTGTGAGAGGAATAGCGGGAGTTGCACCCGCATCTCTAGCATAAAATCTAGCTGTACTATCTATTTGTACTACATTCCAACAGTTTGCCCAAAAGGCTGCACAGGCAAACACCGATACACTCAACCTGGATTGTGCACCGTTTTTCAGCTATCCGCTCACGAGATATTTTTCACTTCCATTTATTTTTCAATGACAGCCGACGTGGCTCGACTCATTGCAGGACCTTAATAAAAATAAGGACGAGTAAGACCTCTCAAGAAACCGCGCCCTTATTTTTAAATCTTGATGATACCATAATAACGCATTTTAGGTGACAAAAATACCGTGTTTTTTGTCACTTTTACGAAAAACCATAAAAATCAGCAAAAATTTCTAAAATACGTTGACGTTTGCGGTAAATTGTCTTGATTGACATATGCATTTTACCAGCAATGGCGTCCCAGGTATTCACACTACCTCTTGCCCAACGTAGCCAGAAAATGCGTTCCATATCGTCGTCTAACATATTCAACGTATTCTCCACTGCATTTTTCTGCGCATACAGACTATTTAGGCGCTGGTCGCTATCCCATTTAGCAACTAAGTTTTCAGTTGGTTTAGATACGATGTTTGTACGTCCACCACCTACGTTTTCATCTATATTTGGAACGTCACTAATTTCTAGCTTACGTACTGCAATCTTATGGTCAATGCTCACATAATCAAATAACAGTTCATCAAGTGCTTTTAATTGCGAATTACTTAACTTCCCCACTTTTACATCTCCTTTATGATATAATAAATGTAAGCATTAATATCATTTACCAAGGGTCTGCGAAAGCGGGCCTTTTTTGCATAATCCTTAAAAGATAGCTCCTTTCTTTTTAATGATTTTGAGCAGACACATGACTCAAATATGAATTACCATGATTGTGCCTTGTATAATCACGAACGGCTGATGATTCGCTTTAGATTGAGTTATTGTTAAAAAAAGAGTTCCTCATTTCTAAAAATTTATTTCAGCCTATTTGACAGTTAACCACCCGAAAAGCTAACTAATCGTACTAATTTTTGAATGGTAGTTCAAAGCGTGTAAGAAGGAGTGCTTTAACCACCTCCAATATGAAAAATTATTTTCGGGTTATACCCATGGTCGGAATCGAACCGACCTGATACCGTTATGGGTTACCACCGTAGCTATCAGCGTAATACACAATCACTTGATTTTCTTCCAAGAGTTTAATTTGCGCCTTAGCTTGTCTAAGCTCTGTTTTTAACTCTGTCATTTCGGACTTGCCTTCACGTTTACCAATGTCATAGCCAACAGCAATACACATAAACGCCGCAAGCATGACAATTAATCCAATCACTAAAACATCATTTTTCATCTCTCAATCTTTCTCACTTTAAAGCTGTATAAGCGTTTGGTACGATACTGCCATTTGAGATTATTCACTTTTTCAAGTGCTTCTTTGTAGGTGTCAAAGCGGTACGTCTCATCAACCATATTGTCAAAATACAACACTACTTCATACATGACTTACTCCTTTCGCTTGCTTATCTAACCATTCCCAGATAAGCTGAAACTGACCATTTACTAATTCATCATTGCCGTATTTTTCGCAAATTGCCACAATGGATTGATTCGCCCATTCCCAGTATTTAATCGTTCCAAAACCAAGTTCTTGTGACTTTTGATTACTAGCTTTCATCCAATTAGGAACTTCTGTTTGAAAGAAATCAATATAATCAATCTTCATGTTTAGCAACTCCTTTCAAACAGCAAAACTTTTCAGTAGACACTGTAAGCGACGTTTCTGTTTTGTTTTTTTATCGGAAACAACATCCCAGCTATCTCTTGGCTTTCTAACTGCCTTAGCAGGTGATTCAACAGTAATAATCCCTTCAGCAATGTATTTTTTCAACCTAACATAAGGAATATCAAAATATTCTGTTGCCTCTTTGTAGTAGCCAAAGAATTCTCTACCTGTTGCAACTTCAGTAAACACATTTCTGACATTGCCTGCACCATTTTCTTTCTTACCCACTACAGTAGCACTAGCACGTCCTGTGTGAATACGAGAATCAACTGCAGGTCTTGTCACACCTAAGTGAAACGCATACTCGTCACGCGTTCCTTCAAAAGTTTCACCTGTTTTAGAATCCTCAAATCTGTATATTTTAACTAACGCCACGGCTCATGACCTCTTTCATTTTCTTGACGATATGTTTATCTTCTGGCAAGACTTCTCGATGTAGCAATCTATTTGCCTTGTTTGGAGAAACGTTCAACATCTTACCAATCTCAATATAGTTTTTGAGATGTTTCTTGTGAGTCCACTCGATAAACTCATCCAACACTTCCAACGCATTTTCTGTGTGTTGTTCATAAAAGCCCACACAATGTTTTGCTTTTAATTTGTTTCCACCTTTGCTACTCATAATTTTTCTAACCTCACATAAATTCCTACTGTGTCAGCCCAAAATTTCTCAATCACTTCACTAGCTACGCGCGAATCATTCACATAGAATCCTGTTCTTTCCATGCAATCTTTTAATAACTTCACCAAGTTATCCGTGTCTGGTTTCGTATGCTTGTATTGACCGTTAGTTGTTCCTTTTATTTTTGGAAACAACCATTTAGTGGTCAGTCTCAACGGACCATCCATTGGTTCTTTTGGTGCATATGGTACTAACAACTCCATAAACATTGCTCGTGTTTCTTTTAGCTCATCCGGCTCATAGAACTGTGGCTTACCACGAACAACACGGACTTTCTTTTGCTGATGTGTGACCGTTGGAATTTTTTTCATTGAGATAAAGAATTCAATCATTCTTCCACTCCGCTTCATAACCACGCACTATTAATTTAATTTTCAAACGTACAGGAACATCATCAACGTCAAAATCAATATTGATAGTATCTGCATTACTATCTGCCATTATTTTAAAAACTTCTGCAAGTGTTGTTTGTGTTGTAATCATTTTTACACCTCATTTTTCTATTTTGTTTTATGACTGCTTTTTTTATCATTCATAGTCACGCGCTTGTCGAAAGTTGGTACGAGATGATTTGGGCGTAGCTTAGTCGCCCAATCTCTCGTAACATTCGACTTTCACACATGCGAATCCAAATCACTCCCCAAACTTGGGGTTATTCCCCAAGATTTTCGGCAGTTTTCTGCAGTATTTTCGCAAAACTGCTTTTTTACTGCGAAAAGAAAATTATGCAGAAAACTGCTTCTTCGCAATCGTAAATTATGCGATATTTTCGTGCGAAAATTACGAACCGCAGACAGTATTTTCGTATTTTTCTTTTTCGCAATTACTATTTGATTTTGAAAATTTTTCCGTTTTTTAGAACAAAATCATCATGTTCTTGAATATAATTTTCAACTGTTCGTTCTTTAACGTTTAAGAACTCCGCGACCTCTTTTTTAGTTACTGGTTCTTCTGGATGGAAAGCTTTTTGGGCTTCATACGCATTTTCAAGGTTTTGTTTTCTTTCTTCTGCGTTTTCTTCTTTAGACTTACGACCTTCACGCGCTTTTTGTGTAGCTTTCTTTTGCCATGCTGGCCTGTCGTCTTCCAACTGAATATCTGCAAGAACGCCTGTTGTATCCACGCTGTGAACTGGATAGCTGAACCACATGTTGAGCGGTGAGAACTTCGCAAACTCACGAAGTGTACCTTCAACACGCCATGCCGTAGCAATTTTTATTGAATGCTCGACTGTTTGAATTTCATGCAGATATGTTTTCCTGATCATGATGTCATCAATTGCTTTATCAAAATGTTTGCTCATTTCTGTAACGCTATGCATTTCATCAAGCGTGATTTCGTGCTGGTAGTAATCCAAGTTACGTTCTTTGATAGCACGTTTGAACACTTCACATTTTGCCTCATCAGTACGTTGTTTGATGATAGTTTCAGTCAAATCAAGTTCTACCAAGTCAATAAGTGCATCAGGGTCACGAGCAAACACCCCTGAACCGCTGGCACGGTCCATTGATTTCTTACCACCCTGTGCACCTTTACTATGGTGGTGACAGTAGATGACTGAGCAACCTAATTCAGTAGCAACTTTATCGAACTGGTTTGTAAAGTGTGCCATTTGGTCCGCACTGTTTTCATCACCAGTTAACACTTTATAGATAGGGTCAATGATGACCGCTTGATAGTTCTTTTTAAGCGACCGTCTGATCAGTTTAGGCGCTAACTTGTCCATTGGGACAGTCTTACCACGCAAGTTCCAAACATCAATATTTTGAAGATTGTTTGCTGGAATTCCCATAGCTGCGTACACATCTTTGAAACGGTGCAGCGCTGATGGTCTATCTAATTCTAGATTGACATATAAGACACGTCCTTGTTCACATTGCCAACCAAGCCATTTAGCACCTTCAGCGATGGCAATGGATAGTTCAATCAATGCAAACGACTTACCAGCCTTAGATGGACCAGCGATTAGCATCTTGTGGCCCTGGCGCAAAATCCCATGAATAAGCTCAGGTGCTAGTTCTGGCATATCGTCCCAGCTGTCTAATAGTCCCTCAGGGTCTGGTAAATCATCGTTCAAGTCTTCAACCCATTGATACCACTCTTCGTAATTCGCCTTACCAATGTTAGTATCAATCAAAAACTGTTTACGTCCGTTACGTGTGACACCAGGCATACGTGACAAACGGCTAGGATTGCGGTTCTGCGTATCAACATCAAGCCCATTCTTCTTACAGATTTGATAGATGTAATCAACACGTTTCCTGTACTCTTGATAATCACGCGCATCTACTTTCACGACTGCGTGCAGTGATTTCTTACCAGAATGGACAAGCGTTGCAATTGGTAACTCTAACTCTTTAAACAGTGCATATTGTTTGCCAATATCGAGCGTATCAGATTCAACTAAGGCATAACGATATTCAGTGACATTGTCATTTTTTACACCTTTACCATCTAACGGATTGAATCGAATCCATGCACCTGCTTCTTCGTTGTAATCCCCAAAGACAGCACCAATGTCATCAGGCGTCTTTTGCAGCAACTGGATAAGTTCACCAGCTGTTCTGTCAAAATTTCCTTGTGTTGGTTTATAAATCGTGCCATTGTCTGTTCCAATTGGATAAGTTGCTGTTACGTAGCCAACTAAATCCGTTGAATCAAACAGCGTTTCAAGATACTTGATTAAATCTTGTGCAGGTTGCCAGTTCAATGGTTCTCTGATTTCTTTCGACTCAATCCAGTTTTTATCTACGATTTGATAATCACGATCAATCGTATCTTCCCAATCTAGTTCGTGAGAATCACCACGTCCATTTGAAGCAGGTTGCCAGCCATTATCCTTTGCTAACTGCGTGATAGTAGCTCCTGTTACGACACTACCTGCTTCTTCGTTGAAAGTATCCCATTTTTTGAAAC